ACGATTACGATTTAATCGATGTTGGAACACATTACCAACTTAATTTTTTCCGATTTAATGTACTTAAATACATTTGCAGAGCAGGGAAAAAACAAAACGAGTTACACGATTTAGAAAAGGCAGTTGACTACCTCCAGAGGGAAATTCAAAATATTAGAGAAAACCAATTAAAAGAAATAGAAAAATGAAAATAGCAGTAATTACCACCGACAAAAAAATCTTCCAACTTTACCTAATCCAAGAAAACCTAACTTTTAAAGATGCTAGGCAAATTTGTAGAAAATCCGACCTAGACGATACTATTTACGATGATGTAATTGATTTAGATCCAAAGTCAAATGTTACCGACTGGGTAAGGGATAGAATAAAAAGTAAAACATTAGAATGTTAATAATATGTTAAAGTTTTAATTTTGTTTGCACAATCAAAATAAGGTTGTATATTTGTACTCAGATAACAACAAATAAAAACAAACATTATGACACCACAAGAAATGATTAAAGCAGAATACAAAAGAAGAACAGATTTAGTAGAAGACATTACATTTAGAAAACAATGTGTAAAAATGGCTAAAGCTTTAGGAATTACCTCTGAGGAATGGAATAAAGATAAAGTTCATATTATGTTAATTTTTGCAAATAAATTTTGTGAATTAGAAAACAAAGCGGTTTAATACCGCTTTTAAATTTTTATAAAATGGCACAAATATTAAAACCATCCCGCTCCGATAACAGGGGCGGTTCTAATCGTAATCAAGGAGCAAAGCCAAAGTATAACGAGCCGACAACAACAATAGCCTTTAGGGTGCCTTTATCTTTAGTTGATGAAATAAAAATACTTGTAAAAGAACAACTTAAAGAAAAATTAAATACATTTGAACAATGAAGCCAGCAGTTGAAATTATATTTAATTCGATATTAAAGGCAGCCACTTTTAATTACGATTATACTTACTCTTTTAATTGCAGTTTAGATGTGCCTTACAAAAAGGAAACGTATTTAGGTTTTAAAGTTATAAAGTGGAGATTATTAGAAAAGAATACAATAATTTTTAGCCAAACATTTATGCCCGAATTAATGTGATTGAACAACTTGCACAACGAGATAGCGACTGGCGATTGATGGCTTTCAAGATTACGAAGGACAAAGACCTTGCCGACGAGATTGTGCAGGAAATGTATTTAAAATCGCATACGTTTAAAGATTGCAAAAGTTCTTATATTTACACCATCCTTAGAAATATATTCTATGATACTTTAAAGACAAAAGAAGTATTAATAGATGACTTTGCTAGGTTTGAGATAATAGAAGATGAATATGTATCTTTGCCAGAGTTTGATGAACTTGCTAAAAATTTAACATGGTACGAACGAACGATGTTTGTTTGCTCCACCTTGCAAGGACAACGACCTTTCTCAAGGCAAACAGAAATACACATTCAAACAGTTCACAGAATTAATAAAATGGTAAAAGAGAAATTAATATGTCAAGTAAAAAACCAAAACTTGGAACAGCAATAAAGAAAGTAACCGAAGCTATCGGGATTGAAACGTGTTTATCTTGTGAGGGTAGAGCCTTTGCAATGGATAGGTGGACTCATAAAAAACCTATTCGAAAAGTAGATGTATTAGACTGCGAGATGTGGAACAAAGAAAGACCGATTAGCCTTACTATATCTTTATACTTAAAATACTTTGGATTGGATAATACCAATACTAAAAGTGAAAAGGTTATGCACGTAATGGAATCGGATTTAAATAAATTGTTTAACGATGGGGAGAACTAAATACATAGAAACACCTGAAAAGCTAAAAGAGTACTTCTTATCCTATCAAAAGGAAACTAAAAACAGTCCCTTTATAGTAAAAGATTGGGTAGGAAAAGATGCTTTGGAAGTTTACAAAGAAAAGGAACGACCACTTACTATTGAGGGGTTTGAATGCTGGTTAGCAGACAATGATATTATTGAGGATTTAGGGGACTATTTAAAGAATAAAGATAAAAGATACGATGATTACGCACCTATCTGTTCATATATTAAGAAACATACACGTAAGGATCAAATCGAGGGAGGTATGGCTGGAGTTTACAATCCAAGTATAACACAACGATTAAACGGACTAACAGAACAGATACAGAATACAGTTATAGCCGAGCAACCATTATTCCCTGATTAATGTTTATTAGGACAACAGTAATAAATAAGATAAGAGCTTTGACTAAATTTGTCAAAGGAATACAAGGAGGCACTTCAGCGGGAAAAACGTATGGAGTGCTTCCTATTTTAATTCAACTCGCAATCAAAACAGACTTAACCGAGATTAGTGTAGTAGCTGAATCAATCCCGCATCTCAAACGTGGTGCGATGAAAGATTTTAAAAAGATAATGAAAGAAACAAACCGTTGGTTTGATAATCGTTGGAACGCCACCGACTTTAAATACACGTTTAGCAATGGGAGTGAAATAGAGTTCTTTTCAGCAGACAACGATTCAAAGTTAAGAGGTGCAAGGCGTGATTATCTTTATATGAATGAGGCTAACAATATGGTATTTCACGCTTATACTGAATTAGCCTCACGAACTAAGCAAGGCGTGTACTTAGATTGGAATCCAACAAATGAATTTTGGTTTCACACCGAACTACAAAACGATAGCGATGTAGATTTTATAATTGTCAACTATTTAGATAACGAGGCGTGTCCAGAATCCGCTTTAAATTTCATAAACAAAGCAAAGCAAAAGGCACTCACTTCATCTTATTGGGATAATTGGTATAAGGTTTACGGATTAGGGCAACTCGGAACGCTAGAGGGCGTTATATTCGAGAATTACGAATTAATTGATACAATACCCACCGAAGCAAAGTTAATCGGTTACGGGTTAGATTTTGGATATAGCAACGATCCAAGCGCACTTATCGAAGTACACGAGTACGATGGTAAAATAATATGCAACGAGGTAATATATTCGACTTCACTTTTAAACTCCGACATCATCAACTTAATGAGCCACGATAAACGCCTGCCGATTTGGGCAGATAGTGCCGAGCCGAAAAGCATCGAGGAAATAAGAAGAGCAGGATATAATATTAAGGCGGTTGTAAAAGGTGCCGACTCAATTAACTTTGGTATTTCAGTGCTGCAACAAAGACAAATGTTAATAACAAAAACAAGCGTGAACCTAATCAAAGAATTAAGGGCGTATAGTTGGGATGTTGACAAGACTGGCAAAAAATTAAACAAGCCAATCGACTCGATGAACCACGCAATAGATGCACTTCGATACTTCGCAATGATGCAACTTGCAATCAAGCCAAGCAGAAAAGTAATAATAACATAAAACAAAACAACATTTTTTAGTTATAATAGTATGAGAGTAGTAATTCCAACAGATTTAAAAGAGATTACCTTATCGCAGTTCAGACGATACCAAAAGGTGGCGCAAGATAACCCCGATGATGAAACGTATGTATGTATTCAAATGGTGGCTATATTCTGTAACCTAGAAGTAGCCGATGTGATGAAAATACCTGCATTAGAGTTTCCGGATATTGTTAAGACTATTGCATTAACATTGGACCAAACACCAACACTAACACGAACGTTTAAGTTAAACGGTGTTAACTATGGTTTTATCCCAAACATCGAAAAGATTTCACTAGAGGAACACGCAACGATTGATACCTGTTTAGGTAAAGACGAGTTAACCGAGTTAATGTTATCGGTTATGTACCGACCTATCAAAAGAAAGGCAGCGGAGTATTACGAGATTGAACTTTATAATGGCGATGAATCACTAGCTGAGAATTTCAATGATGTGCCTATGCATATTGTACGAGGAGCAACAGTTTTTTTTTGGACTTTATTCAAGGAATTGTTGAACAATACCCTATCCTCTATCCCCAAGATGGCGAAGCGGGAGAAAATGGATTTGGAGAGCGCTGGGGTTGGTATCAATCTTTTATCCGAATTGCAAGAGAACTTAAAATTAGAGTGGGAGAAGTTGGAAAAGAGGGACTACACGAATCACTCACGTTACTATCTTACTTAATCGACGAGGGAAAAGAAGAGGCACGACAAATTAAACAACAACAACGATGAACCAATACTATACCTGTTTAAACTTTATTAGAGATAGCATTAAAGATGCTCCTTTTATCAATACCATTACGCAAGGTACTGACATCATCGACAATGTTAAAAAGAATATATTTCCTTTAGCACACATTAATATACTTAACGCATCAGCACCCGGACAAAACAATACATTCACTTTTGAGATTGCGGTGCTAGATATTCGAAACGTAAGTAAGGTAAAATCAAACAATAAGTTCTTAGGCAACGATAACGAGATTGACAATTTAAACACGTGTCACGCAATAGTTAACTATGCTATAACCAAGATGCAGTTAAGTAGAAACGAGTTTGATATTGAGGTTGAAAACGTATCGGATTTATCGCCTTTACTTTTAGATTTTACAAATATGTTAGACGGTTGGAAAGTGGATTTAACGCTTTCAATCCCGAACAACGCAATGAGTGTTTGTTGTGAAGATTGATAACGTACAGCAGGCTTTAAATGAGTTTGGGCAACTTGTTATAGATCGGGCAAAGTCTAACTTAAAGAAAGGAGGCAAATACGGTACTCACAACACAAGTAACAAGTTGACAGACTCTTTAAGATTTGAAACTAAAGAAAGTGCTAGAAGTATTGCTTTTGATTTTTACGCTCAAGATTATTGGAAGTTTTTAGATTACGGAGTTAAGGGTAAAATCTCAAGCGCGCTAGCACCAAACTCAGATTTCCAATTTGGTAGCGGAACGGGTAAAAAAGGCGGGTTACGTGCTGCCATCGATAAATGGGTAGTTCGAAAAGGATTGGCTGGAACTAGAGGCAAGGATGGAAAATTTACTACAAGAAAACAACTGGTTTCTAAAATAAGCCGAAGCATTTATTTAAAGGGTACAAAAGAAACTAAGTTTTTTAGAGAAGCGTTTGAAACAAGCTATAAAAGTTTAGATGATAACATAGTTGAGAAGTACGGTTTAGATGTAGAAACATTTTTAAAGTTCACATTAAAAGATATAAAATGAAATTAATATACGTAAGAAGCCCTTATACTATTTCGATTGATGAAGCGTTACAGATTCGAACTAAATTAGAGTTGAGAATATGGTACAATGGCGACACTAAACCAACTGAGCCAACTTATACGTTATCAAAGCAAATACCATCGGTAACACAAACCGAAACTTATTACAATATATCGCCTTACATAAAGGATTTTATAGTAAATATAAACCCTCAAACCGTATTACTAGAAGATATTGAAGAAAAAGAAATGTATTGTTTAGTTGAAGTGATTACATTTTTTACTGAAGATGATAGCACTTATACAGAAATAGATACTTTGGATTTTGTCGGAGTGAATGGATTTACAAATCCTAATCTAGGTGCAAATCAAAGCACAATAGAAACAGCTATTTACTTAACAAACCCTGAAATAAATATATTAACAAATGATTTAGCAACAACTTTTTCAAGTACTCAAAACGTACCTTATTTTAATTTGTTAATTGATTGGGATGCAATAGCAACAGAAACAATAAGATATAAATATCGAGATTTAAATGGAGCAAATACTTCTTTTCAAACAATATTAACGGATGCTGATGCAGTAGGTATTTACAATTTAAAAGTACCTTATAGATTAAATGGGAGTGCCTACGTTGATGGGAATACCGTACAAGTATTAGATTCAAGAAGAACAGGAGGCGTTGTTCCTTTGCCAATTATAACTTATAAAACAGAATGTGAACAGAAATATACACCAGTTCGATGTGATTTTATAAATCGTTTAGGAGGGTGGCAAACAATAACATTTTTCAAAGCACAAACAAATAACTATGAGTTTAAAAGTTCAGAGTTTAAAGTATTGCCGTCAAATTGGGATTATAACCCTAGCGTTGGTGGAATGAAGTCTTTTAATTTTGATGCAAAGCAAACAGTTAAATTAAATACGGGGTGGGTTAAAGAAGAGTACATAAATTTAATGTTTGATTTAATGGCTTCGGAAACAGTTTTGCTAGATGCTATTCCTGCACAATTAAAAAGTAAATCTTTACCTTATAAAACACACTTAAAAGATAAGATGATTAACTATGAATTAGATTTTGAGTACACTTACAACCTTATAAACGATGTACAATAATGGTAGGAATATTTATCTATATTGATGGTGTGGCTTATGGTATTGAGTTGTTTAAAGATGAAACAATTAGCGTTACATCATCGGTTCAAAATTTTAATGAAATAGGCAAAATCTTTACTGACTATTCCAAATCGTTTACTATTCCAGCATCAGCACATAATAATAAAATTTTTAAGTATTGGTATGAGAACGCATTAGACAATGGATATGACCATAGAATAAAATATTATGGTTACATTGAAATAGATACTTTAAATTTCAGATATGGTAAATTTCAACTAGAAAAAGCAAATAAAAACAATGGAGGAATTGAAAGCTATACAATAGGGTTTGTTGGAAATCTAACACAATTAAAAGACCGTTTTAAAGCAGATAAATTAAATTCACTATCTTATGTTAGTGGTGCTGATAGAATAAGTTATTACGACGAATTAAACTTTAATTATACAGCAGGAAATTTATTTGGACTTTTAACATCTATGAATCCAAACGTGGCTTTTCCTTTAATTGGCAGTGATAGAAGATATGAATGTGATACTGCAACTGGTTCAGATATTACAACACCATCAGGTACAATAGATACACGTGATTTGTTTCCTGCTATACCAGTTTATAAAATATTTGAGTACATACAAGGTGCTTATGGATTGACTTTTATAGGTGTAGCTTTAGATGCTTTATTTTTAAAAAACCTTTGGTTGTATTGTAAGACTACTGAAAAATTTTCATCATATCCAAAATCTTTAAAAATAAATTGGACTTCATCTAGTATTGGAACAAACACAACTCAAGGTTATTTAGATATTACAACTGACGAACTTATATTTAAATTTAATGATTTACCATACGGACCTCCAGATGCGAATATTAGACTTGAAAGCTGGATAAATATAATTCCAACTGATAGCACGATTGAATATAGTGTTGAAATTTATGATAACGGAATACTTTATACCACTTATTCAAATAGATTTGGAACAATAGACCAATGTTATTTTTCTGTTTATAGATGGGATGAACCAAAAGTAAACGGAGAATATCCTTTACATAAATTTTCTTTTAAAATATCTTCCGTTGTACCTATGACATTCAGTTCACAAATTCAATATAAAAGAAATTATGGAGAAACAGTAGGATGGAATCGTTTTGGTGGAGCTACATCGCAATCAACAACTGGGTATTTAACAATTCAAAAGTACATACCAGACATCACAGTTGAAGCGTTTATAGTTGGTATTATGAAAGCGTTTAATCTTATTATCATTCCAACAAATGAAACTACTTTTGAATTTGTTACTATGGATGTTTACTATGAGAGAGGTCGTATAGTTGATATTACTGATATGTGTTCTTCTGAAGTAGAAGAAATTAGCAAACCTAATTTATTTAAATCTATTAAGTTCATTTATGAAAAATCAGAAAACATTTTAAACAATGCTTTTAGAGGTTTGTTTAATAGAGATTATGGAGATTTGATTTTTGACAATAGTAATCTTACAAGTACTGAAACTTTTGAAGTAAAATTACCTTTTGAAAATATAATGTTTGAAAATTATACTGATACAAATTTTATAACTGCTACTTGTTGGGATAAAGATACAAACGCATATTTACCTAAACCCGTTTTACTTTATGATAATGGGCTTGAAGATTTGGATGTATCAGGGACAATAACAGATATTAATTACTCGTTTGGTGCATCAAATATTTCAGATTCTAAATTTAGAAAATTTACTAATCAATTAAATATAGGAGCAACCGATCCGTTGTATTCATATTCATTAAATTTTGGAGATGAGTTTTCTGTTGAAACTTCTCAAGATGATGTTCCTAAAGGATTGTTTACCACCTATTATGCTAAGTATGTGCAGAATTTATACAGTTTAAAAACTAGAAAAGTAACAATCAAAGCTATATTAACAACGTATTGGGCTACTTATTTACAGTTAAACGATAGGGTTATATTAAATAACAAGCGTTATACTATTAATACAACTACTATTAACACACAAACTAAAGAAACAACCTTTGAATTATTGAGCGATTTTAGAGAATTACCAACAGCAAATACATCTTTAAGAAATTCTAATATACAATCTATTGCTTTAAATAATACAGCACAAGAATTAGAATTACAAATTTATTTAAACGATAGTGATTTATGGCGAAGTAAAGTAGCGACTGGGTTCTTGGTTGGAACTTACACAAGCGGTGGAAATGTTTACAAAGACGGTTTGCTTATTGTTTCAGTTCCTGCAAACGCAACTGGTATAGATAGAGCCGACAATGTTTTAATAGAATATTTCAAGGCAGGAGTATCAACAACAATATCAATTAATATCTTTCAAAATGCTTAAACAAATACTAGAAATGCTACAAATAGCAGAGGACTATAAAGGCAACGAAATAATCGAAACCGCAAAGGGGAAATATCAATATACAAATAATTGGGAATTATTTAAAAAAGTAGCAAAATGGCAATAGAGAAAGTAATTGATATAAAGGTACAAGGTAACGCAGACGAGGCGGTTGGTTCTTTACGTTCGCAGTTAAGACAAGCACAAGCGGATGTAGCGGCACTATCTGAAAAGTTTGGAGTTACTTCTCAACAAGCAGTTGAAGCAGCTAAAAGAGCGGGAGAATTAAAAGACAAGATTGGCGATGCTAAAGCGTTAACCGATGCGTTCAACCCCGATGCAAAGTTCAAAGCGTTAAGCAGTTCCCTCGCTGGAGTTGCGGGTGGGTTCGCTGCGGTGCAAGGTGGTATGGCTTTATTTGGTGCTGAATCAAAAGAAGTAGAGAAAACACTTTTAAAAGTTCAATCCGCAATGGCACTTAGTGCGGGACTTCAACAAATAGGAGAGAGTATTGATAGCTTTAAACAATTAGGAGCTGTTATAAAATCTTTAAATGTAGTTCAAGGAATCAATAATTTTATCCAAACGGGTTCAATTACGTTAAAAAAAGAAGATGTAATTGCAACAGCAGCACAAGCAACAGCAACAGTAGCAGCAACAACCGCTACAAGTGCTGCAACAATGGGAATGAAGCTACTAAGATTAGCAATTATAGGCACAGGAATTGGTGCTTTAGTAGTTGGTTTGGTTTCATTATACCAAAACTTTGACAAAGTAAAGGAAGCTGTTTTAAATTTTATTCCTGGACTAGCTTCAGTTGGTAAATTTATTGGAGGAATTGTTGATTCTGTTACGGATTTTGTGGGGGCTACTTCCGATGCTTCAAGAGCGTTGGATACAATGCGTGAGGCGGCCGACAAATCCCTTGCATCAAACAAAAAATATTTAGAGCAGCAAGGCGACCAATTAGATGAATTCACAAAAAAGAAAATTGATGCCAAAAATAGATATTTAGAGGCTTTAAAAGACGAGGGCAATTCTGAAAAGGATCGAATTGAGTTAGCTAAAAGATTAAACAGAGAATTAGCGGCAGCCGATAAAGAGCGTCAAGACGAAAAGGATAAAAAGGCAAAAGAAGCCAAAGAAAAATCCGATGCAGTTTCAAAACAAAATCAAAAAGAGGCACTTGCACAAGCGAAAAAAGATGCTAATGAGCTTTTAAAATTACAAGAAGAGGCTGCGAAAAAATCCAGAGATTTACAAATCGAGGAATCATATAAGGCCCAAGATGATATTGAGGCGGCTAGAAAAGAAAACGCGGATAGATTGTTAAGCGATCAAGAGTTAAAACTACAAAATGAAAACGAAGCCTATAAAATTAAATATGACAATGCGGTAAAAAACGGTTATGATACCGAAGAGTTGGAACGTCAACACTTAAACAACATAAACGACATAAATTTAACCGCTCAGGATAAAGCATACCAACAACAAAAAGAGGCATCGGATAAGGAAATGGCCTTAGATATAGCTATCAAAGATGCTAAACGCGCTGCATTAGATACCGGATTGAATATATTAATGCAATTTGCCGGTAAAAATAAAACCGTTGCAATGGGTATTTTGGCAATTCAAAAAGGATTAGCAATTGCGGATGTAGTTGTAGGAGCGGCAAAAGGGATAGCAGCGGCTCAGGTAGCTTTGGCCTCAGTTCCGGCAGTTATTGGAATAGTACCAAATCCAATGTATGCAGTACAAGCAGCAATAACTGCAAAAAGTATTGCTTTGACAAAAATAACTGCGGGTACTTCCATAGCTTCAATTTTAGCGGCAGCAATTGGTCAAGCCAGTTCAATTAGCGGAGGCGGATCTGGTGGCGGTAGTTCATCTGGAGGGGGAGGTGGTGCCATGGGTGGAGGAAGCGCACCACAATTCAATGTTGTTGGAAATAGCGGAGTAAATCAATTGGCGGGTGTAATGTCTACGAATCAACAACAACCACCAATAAAAACTTATGTAGTAGCTAGTGATGTTACAAGCGGTCAATCTCTAGACCGTAACATAATAAGAAACGCCTCTTTAGGATAAAAAAAAAGGCTACAATTAAGTAGCCTTTCTCTCCCAAATTAATAACAAATGTTCCATTCCTAAGACACTAATATACAAAATTAATTAGTCAAAGTATATTTTTTGTCTTAAATTTTTAATTTCCTTTTCAATGCTTTTTATAGATGTAGTTTCATTGAAGTAATATTTAATTTTATTTGAATCAATTAAACACTCATTGTAATAGCTTACAATTCTAAGTAAATGTTTACGCAATCCTAACTTATATATAAGATTCCAATAAGGATGATAACTAGGTAAATCAATATTCTTGCATTTTCCTTTAAAGTCTTTAACATTTGATTGATCTTGTGAGTATTTATAATTCTTATTTATAAATAATGCCCATTCGTTCCAACTATTAAAGTCAGATAATCCCTTATTCTTAAAAGTTTCTAAACACATCATAAATACGAACATACAAAAAAAGTTTATAACAAACAAATTTATTTTAGTTAAAAGAGTATGCAAACGTATAAAGTAATTCTTAACGAAAACGATGAAAGCGGAATTTACGCTATCTCACTTGTAGATGACCCCGCAACAAAGGAGTTATTTATTTCCCTTTCAGCAGAAAAAGAAACGGATATAAAACTTGCAACGGTTAACGAGGAAAAAAGGTTAGTAGTTGGACCAGTATTAATACCTAATCAACTAATATTAAGAAACGACCCCGATGGAGGAGAACCGTTTAACATAACATTTGAAGCGGAAACGATAAAAGGAATACAAGAGAAGTTTATAAAGAACGGATTTCAAAACAATAGCACTATTGAACACGATGGGCAGTTAATTGAAGATGTAACCTTTATTGAAACGTGGATAAAAGAAGATGATGTACACGATAAGTCAGTACTATACGGATTCAATCAACCCGTAGGTACTTTATTCGCAATGCAAAAAGTAAATAATGACGAGGTTTGGAACGACTATATTAAGACTGGAAAGGTAAAGGGCTTTTCTATTGATGGTACAAAATTCGGTTTAGAGAAAATTAATTTAAATAGTAACTATATGAATCTAGAAGCGATTGCAAATGCAATTAAAGAGGGGTTTGCTGCGATAAAATTATCGACAGATGAACCAACGCCCGAAGTGGTGGCAGTGCAACTAGCACAAATGAAACTTAACGATGGTGTTACAGTTTTAGAAGCGGCAAGTTTTGAAGCAGGTCAAGAAGTAATGATTGTAGCTGAAGATGGCACAACTACTCCTGCGCCTGTTGGAGAACACGAATTGGAAGATGGTAGCATCTTGGTAATTACAGAAGCGGGTATGATTGCTGAAATCAAAACCAAAGAAGAAGTACCTATGGAAATGAGCAACGATGAGAAATTTGAATCGTTAATCAAAACTATTGTGATGAATTTATCTAGCGAAGTAGCTAAACAAATCAACGATCTAAAAGTTGAATTGAAAGCTGAAATTACAGAAGCTAAAGAAATCCAACTTAGCGCAAGTACAAAAGCAAAGCCCGAAGTTAAAGATGCTAAACCATTCGAGGGGATGACAGCATTAGAGCGACACAGAGAAATCAAAAAATCATTAAAATAACAACTAAAAATTAAAAAAAATGGCAATAAGCTATACACCAGTAGACATTAGAGGGGTTGCAGTAGAACCTATCTTAGAAGAAGTATTATTCGCAAATAAAACTATTGCGGATGGATATGTAACATTTAACGACAACATCAAAGCGGGTACTATTTTTACCGAAGCTGGAGTTGACGTAACAGCACAACTATATACAGGTAGTGCTTTGAGTTCAAGCGGAAGTATTAACATTACAGACCGTACAATCACACCTACAAAACTAGAGTACAAACAAACTTTCTTACAAGAATCTTTGCGTTCATCTCGTTTCAATCGTTCTATGAATCCGGGTGCTTTCAACATTGAGTCAAGCGAGTTTGCTTCAACTGTTTTGGCTATGGTAGGACCAAACGTATCACAAGATGCTGAATCAATCTTTTGGGGTGGTATGACTGCTGCAACGCAAACGGCTATTGCTGCTTTGACTGCTGGAGCTGGACAAGGTTCGATCACTGCCGCTACAAAAACTGCGGTTGCTGCTTTAACTCCGGGATTAGTTGACGGTGTATTTGCTAAAGTTCTTTATGATAACGCTGCTTTAGGTGGTTATATCAAAGTAACTGGAACAACGGTAAGTAGCTCCAATATTGCCTCGCAAATGGCGCTTATTTACTCTGCTATTCCGGCTGAAAATTTAGCGGACACAGTATCGCCAACGGTTATCTATGCTCCTAGAGCTTGGAGACAATTAGCACGTATCGCTAACAATGCGGTTGGAGCATCACAACAAATCAATTTCTTATTTGATAGTGCTGCTAACGATTCTAAATGTTACTACAATGGAGTTGAAATCTTATTCGTTCCAACACCTAACGCTTTGATGGCTTACGCACAACGTAAAGCGGCAGTATCTTGGAATACAGATTTACTTGACGATGTAAACAGATTTGAAGTAGGGAAATTGGTTAACGATGGAGATGTTCAGTTTGTACGTTCAATCTACACATTAGCAGCAAATGTAGGTCAAGCTACAAAAGGAGTACTTTACGGAGGATAATAAGTAACAAGGGCGGTTTAGTTATCGCCCTTATTTTAAATTTATAAAATATGGCTTGTCCTATCACAGCAGGAAAATTATTAAACAGTTGTAAGAATCAAAGAGGTGGGTATAAAAATTTATACTTTGCTAATTATGCTTCTTACGCTTTTGTAATTGCTGCTCAAACTTTGACCGACTTAGGCACGTTAGCCGAAGTGTTCAAGTATGAAGTAAAAGCAACTACAAACACACTAACTGAAACGGGTACATCATCGGAAGATAACGGTACTTATTTAGTGGCTCAATCTTTGGCGGT